GAACCGTGACGTAACGTGACAAGCTACCGCGATCTATGTATGAAACGGACATGAGTATGGCCCGTCACTCACCGTAGTGAGCAGCGGGCCAGTGACTCAGACGCGGCCGGCCTGCACCTTCGGGGTGCCCCCACGCTTCGCAGCCATGAGGTTGGCCGTGGCCCTGGTCAGGTTCTTGTGTAGCTGTCCGTCACGAGTCGTCACGCTGTACAGCAGCTTGGATGACTTATTGCATGCGCAGCCCATGATCACGCCGCCCTCTCTGTGCGTCCCTGGTTCCAGGCCCATCGAGCCCGAGCCTCCGCTCCGGCGTCCGTCGCGCCGGTCACCTCCGACACCTCCACAGGGGTGATGCCGAACGTCCCGATCAGTGTGCGCTGATGTCCTCCCGAGAACGCAACCCTGGCCCGAGCGACCGGGAAGCCCGGTGCGTTGACGCTGCACACCGCGATCAGCTCCAGCGAGCCACCGATCCGTCGCCAGTCCCCGGAGACCGGAGACGACTTGAAGACCTCGACCGCCTCAGGGGCAGCGGTGGGGATCATCCACCCGCTCACCCAGATGCCGTGCTTGTTCTCGCCCGCCACCACTCGGGCCACCGCAGCGCCCGGATCGTCGTAGTGCTGTGTGGCGGCCTGGAACGCCATCTGCGGGTCCGCATGCCTCGGCCCTGCCACGAGCGTCCCCACGGGCAGGCCGCCCGCGTCAGCGGTCTCCTGCCACCCCGTCGTGAAGTAGGAGTACTGGGACTGGCTCGCAGGCGCGGTCACACAGCCCGGGAGACCGATGTGGCACTGGCCCCACGGAGCGATGAGCCCGAACACACGGCCCTCCGCCGTCACCGTGAGCGGCTGGTCCCCCTCGTACGGCTCGAAGAACGCCACCGGTGGCAGCGCGGGAGTAGCGGCGGAGGCCACCAGACCCGGGGTGTGGACCGGATGCTCCTCCTCCTTGCTGCATACGCATCCGAGCCCCTTCTCGGCTGCCGCGTAGGTGTGCGGGTGGACGAAGCTGTGCTCATCCATGCCACACACGCAGTTTCCGGCCCCGCTGCCCGGTGAGAGTTCGAAGTTGTGCAAGCCCTCAGCCAGGGCAGCGCTGGCGACAAGGAATCCGTCCTTGTCGTACCGGGGGTCCCCACGCCACTCGTTCAGCATTGACTCAGGCTCCGACACCTCCACAGGCTCAGCCGACAACGGGTCCAGCGTGAGCGACACGTCCGCGAACGCGGGGATGGCAACCAGCGTCGCGCCGGCCACCCGCCACTGCGTGAGGAGGAGGTTCTCGTTCTCGTCCATGACGTACTCGATGTCGTCAAGGTCGACGGACGGGCCGATCACCCCGGCTTCGAGCTGCTCAATCACCTCCGAGTACTCGGCCGAGTCGAGCATCGAGCCGGTGGCGGTGACCATCCCGTTCTCGAACCTGATCGACTCGATGCGGCCCACCACTTCCGAGCCCGCGTGTCCCTCGCTGGACGTCCGCTGGAACGAGAGCGGCAGCGGGAGCGTGCGGCTCGTGCCTCCTGCTGGCGCCAGGATGCGCCCGTCCCCTGTCGGCACGCCCGTGCGGGCGAGCACCGCTGACCATGTCCTAGGCATTGTGGGCAACCTTCCATGCAGTGAGCTGACGTAGCCGCTCGTACTTCTCATCGGTCGTGTGACCGTCCCACGGATTGTCGCTCGGCTCGGTACTGCGCACGTGACGGAACAGCTCACGATCCTCCGAGCTGATATGCCACGTCATCTGGCCTACCGGAGACTCGATCGTCACCACGATCCACAGCGGTTCGGCTTCATCGGTGAAGCCCTGGTGCGACGGGTAGTCGGCAGCCAGGTCGGCCACCAGGTAGGCACGCTCCCGGTACACAGACACTGTGTGCTGCGTCGCTACCTCTACCGCACGCTGTAGTTCCTCGTTCGTCATGGCATCACTCATGATGTAAAGCCCCTGTTCGTCCAGTCCAGCTCTTCACCCAGCACGACCGGCAGCATCGTGCACCGACAGTTGATCACCTCACCCGCTGCGCCCCGTGGATCACCAGGGAACTGGAGCTGCGAGGTGCCCACCTGGAACGGCGACGTGAGCAGCGTCCGTTGCCGGTCCGCAGCCACGTGTGTCGGCCGCGTACGGCTGTCATCGGTCGCCAGCCACACCTTGGCCGGAGCCACGTCCCCGCGCTCCTCAGCGTCCAGCACAGCGGCTCGGAACACCCCGGCGTTCACCGCGCCCATCGTCTCGGTGCGCGCCACCGTGCGAGCTCGGTTCGGCCACCGCTCACTCCCCGTAGCGGTGAGGATGATGTTGATGTCGTCGGTGACCTCATCGATCGGACGCCCGTCCCTGACCCCCTCCTCCACCGCAACGACGATCAGGGCGTAGACCTCATCAGGCAGGCGCACGAGCCGGTTGCCCGCCGCGTTGAGGTAGTCCTGCACGTAGGTGTCCCGAGTGGGCTCACGGCCCCGCACACGGCGGAACGCGTTGCCGAGCACCTGCCCGATGGTCGGGACGATCTCCGTGTTCACCTGGTCGGTCCAGAACTGGGTGTGGTCACTGATCCGTGAGGGGTCCACGCGGCCACCGCCCGTTACCGAGGGGCGCGTCCTGTCCAGCCACCGTGTCAGCGCACGGAACCAGGACCGTCCGATGGCCGCCTCCCCCTCGGCGATCACAGCCAGAGCCCTCAGCCTCTGCGGCAGCCGGTCGTCCGGCGGGACGGTCACAGGTACCTCAGGTTGTCGCGCAGCGCGCGGCGGTCGTAGGGACGCTGCGTGGTGAGCAGCGCGGAGGTGTAGCGGCTGAGCACCGTGTGGAGCCTCTCAGGGGTCCTGTCGTACGTCTCGGCCGCCTGGTCCACCCACGCGAACGAGCCCTCCAGGAGGCGGGGTACGTCGTCCACCGGGATGGAGAGGTACAGCTCGTGCTTCGGAGTCGAGGCGAACTGACCTCGGTACTGGCGCGTGAGGAGCCGTCCGCCGGCGCGGGACAGCGCGTCGAACACCAGCAGCTCGGCATGGGCCACGAGACCGTCTGGCACGTCACCCTGCGTGTCCGGCTCGGTCCGCTCGTTCGGAGCGGCCTCGATCGCCGGAGCGCCCTCCGTCTCGACAGGCGCGCCAGCCGCCTCGGGGAGGACCTCGAAGTCGAAGAGCTCGGTACCGATGCGCGGGTCGGCCAGCAGCGTCGGCGCCACCTTGACCATGTCGAGCAGCTCACGGCGCCGCTTCTCGCCCACGCTCGGGATGGCATCGTCCGGGATGCCGGAGGCGGCACGGCGGTAGTCGTCGGAGATCAGGGCGTTGTCGTACAGCCAGTTCAGGTCCTCGGTCTCACCCGGGCGCTGGACGATCGACGACGTGTCCCACGCCAGGATGTACCGCTCGGGGTCCGTCACCCCCATGGCGACCAGGGCAGGGCGGAACCAGTACTCGGTGAGCGCGTCGCCGATCCTGTCGAGGAGCGGCTCGATGAAGATCTGGTACGTGTCCTCGGAGACCTGCCATGCGGTCCAGTGGTTGGACTCGGCCTGCGTCCCCTCCGCCACAGGCTTCGGCATGTCGAGCGACGCAGCCAGGCGCGAGAGGGCGTCCTGGCGCAGCTCGGTCACCACCGCGTCCATGGCCGTGGCGATGTCGAGGTGCTGAATCTGGCTGATGAACTCGCCCGGGGCGGTGACCACGATCGGCACCTGTGCGGACGCCTGACCCGGGTTCTGAAGCGACGCCTCCATGGCCTCGTACAGGAAGTCCATAAGCGCCTGCGCCACGGTCGCAGAGTCGCCCTGAGGGAAGTCCACTTCCTGCGGCACGAACAGGAGGCCGTTGCCCGCGAGACGGCTGTCGAGCCGCGCCGAGATGTTCTGCGACGCTTTCTCGATCTCCCTGAGCGGCACGAGAGCGGGGCGCACGCTGGAGTCGGCGCGGCCCTGGTCGTCCGGGTGCGGGCTCCAGATGCGGATGAGGCGGTCCCGAGGGGTGAGCTCCACAGGCATCATCGTGATCGGGTCGGTGTACTCCCACCGCTCACCCTTGGGCTTGACCTTGCTGCCCGACAGCACCAGCCACTCATCGGGCTTGCCGACGCCCGTGGGGCGGATGACGACGTACGACTCGCCGGGCACCTGCCACTGGATCGCGATCGTCGACTGGAGCTGAGCCCGCTTCGAGGCGCCGCCCAGCACCATGGCTGCCGCTGCCTGTGCCCGGTCGTTCTCGGTCGGCCCCGTGACCTTGCCCGTGTCGGGGTCGAGCTCAGCGGCGAACACGTCCGCCTTGGAGACCGCGTTGGCGATCCAGGTGACCGGGCCCCTGAGCTCGCCCACGACGTCGTAGAAGTACCAGGCGTCCTTCTGCCACGCCTCGGACGTCTTCTTGCGGGCGTTGGTCATGGCCTTGACGCCGGGCCCGGACAGCGGCATCGCAGCCGCCATCACGCTCCGTGGCGTCTGGGTGTTGTCGGTCTTGCGTCGCGACAGGAGCCCCATCACTCACCTTCCTTCGAGGCGAGGAACCCCGCCACGTACGAGCCGGCCGGTGCGAGGAGCGCAGCGGCGAACCACCTTGTGTCGCCCCACGCCCACCACGCTGCGGCGAGCACGGCCCCGACGTACATGCTCGCGCACCACGCACAGGTGATCAGGTAGGCGAGCCTGAGCCAGCCCTTGGCCGTGAGCCTGGCCTCCGCCCACTCGCGGATGTCCTCGGTGAGGAAGTCGGCAGTGATCAGCCGGGCGAGGCGAGCGGTGGCGAGGGGCACCAGCAGAAGCGTGAGGATGTCCATAAGTGAATCATCCCGCCTTCCGGGCTGCGCGCGCCCTGCGTGCCGCATCAAGCGGGTGCACACCTGCCGTGGCCCTGACGCCGCCTCGCTGGTGCGGAGCAGCGATGCCTACCTCGCCCTTGTCGTACATGCGGCGGTGGTGCTCGATGGCGTGCACGAGGCTGTCTACGCGGTCGGGGCTGTCCGGGTTCTCCTCCGGGATCCACGTCACCATCTGATCTTCGAGCTCATGGAACTCGCCCACATGGTCCACCCGCCCCTGTTCGTAACGCGCTGCGATGGGCTGCGCCCTCAGCTTCTTGCCCTGGCTCGCGTTCACTCTCCGTATCGGAGGCGGGCCGGTCTCGCCCCGGTCGCGCCAGATGGAGGTCAGCGTCGTCTCGATCCAGTCCTTGCCGCCGTTGTCCTCGACCACGATCACCGTGGCGCCCCAGTGCGCCAGCATGTCGAACGCCCGGTTGCCCGCCCGGTTGGGGCTCAGCTTCTCGGAGCGGTCGTCCAGCACGTAGTCCCTGCCGTCCACGCCGCGCCCCACGGCGGTGAGGCCGGTCTCGTCCCCGCGCCCGGTGCCCGCAGGGTCCATGCCGATCGTCACCGTGCGCAGCTCGGGAGCGGCATCCACGTGCGTGATCCACGCCCGCTGCCACATGGCGCCCGGCAGATCGTCCAGCACCTCCGCGTTGAGCTCCTGGCGGCCGAGCGTCGTCCCCTCGTACTTGGCCACCACGGCGCGCCTGAAGGTCGGTGCCAGGTTGTGCAGGTTGTCGTAGGTCGAGCCCCGCACCACGGCCGTCATCGGGTCCTTCAGCAGCTCCTTGATCAGGGGCAGCGGACGGGGCGTGGTAGTGATGCAGATGGTCGGGTGGTCCCCGAGCCGCATGCCGAGCTGGAGCATGTCCCACGCGTACTGGAGGCGGCGCCACGAGGCCAGCTCATCGAGCCACCCGTAGTGGTGCTGCGGCCCCCTGAGACGGTCGGGCTCATCGGCGCTGTAGGCGATCTGCACACTGCCGTTGGGGTAGGTGAGGCGCCGCTTGGACGGCTCGTACACAGGCCGGAAGGTGGCAGGCGCACAGGCCATGATCCCCGACTCGCCCTCGATGAGGATGTCGCGGGTGTCGGCTGCGGTCGGCCCGACCAGCGCGCCGCGCTCCAGCGTCCGTGCCTGGTCGATGGTCCACTCCGCGCCAGTCCTGGTCTTGCCCCAGCCACGGCCGGCGAGCGCCATCCACACGTCCCACTCATCGCCCTCGGGCGGCACCTGGTCGGCACGGGCGTGCGGTCCCTCGCGTCCACGGTGCGGCCGCCCGTCGCAGCCCTCGACCGGACAGCGCCA